CGAGCAGCGGTCGGCCGCTGGCGGGGCCGCGGGTCCCGCGCCGTGAGGCCCGACCCCGCCCGCGAGCGCGCGGTGAGCGACGCCCGCCGCGACCTGGCCCTGGACGACCTCGAGCGCCGCCTCGAGGACCTGGAGACCGCCGTGTACCAAGGACCGCCGAAGCACCCCCCGCCCCGCCTCGTGCCCCCCGCGCCGCTCGGCGAGGCGACCGCCCTGGTCAGCGAGCAGGTCCGCGCGGCCCGCGACGCCCAGGCCCAGAACCAGACCCCCAGCGGCCCGCGCACCCGGGACGTGGCCCTCGTCCGCGGTCAGGTGATCAGCGTCCAGGGCGTGTCCTGGCGCGTGCTCGCCGTCAACCCCGCCACACGCCGCGCCACGATCGAGGCGGTCGTGGGCGTGGTGGGCGGCACCCACCAGAGCCCCGTCGACCCGTGAGCGCGGTCGTCGCCGCGCGGTCGCCCGACCGCCGCGCGGCGGCGGCGCGCGAGCTCCTCGACCGCCGGGCGGCGCGCCGGGACCTGCTCCGCTTCACCGAGCGCACGCACCCGTCGTGGGTGACCGGCGACCACCACCACGAGATCTGCGCCCAGCTCATGCGCCTCGCGCGCGGCGAGATCCACTTCCTCGCCATCTTCGCCCCGCCCCGCCACTCGAAGTCCGAGCTCGTCTCGCGCCGGTTCCCGGCGTGGTACCTCGGCCACCACCCGAACCGCCAGGTGCTCAGCGCGAGCGCCGTCGACGCCCTGAGCACCGACCTCGGCGCCGACGTCCGCAACCTCGTGCAGGACGCCAGCTACCAGGCGGTCTTCCCCGGCGTGACGATGCGCCCGGACACCCGTGCCAAGGGGCGGTGGCACACGACCGCGGGCGGCATCTACTACGCGGTCAGCGTCGGCGGCACGTGCGTCGGTCGCGGCGCGCACCTCGGCATCATCGACGACCCGCACAAGGGGCGCAACAAGGCCGCCTCGGTCCTGGACCGCGAGAAGATCCACAGCTGGTACGCCGGCGAGTTCCGCCAGCGCCTCATGCGCCCGCACTCCGTGCTCCTGACCCTGACGCGGTGGCACGAGGACGACCTCGCGGGCCGCCTGCTCGGCGAGCCCAAGACCTGGAAGTTTCTGGGCGGGCACCTCTGGGAGGCCGGGCAGTGGACCGTGCTCAAGCTCCAGGCCATCGAGCACGAGGGCGACCCCGAGCTCGAGAGCGCGCTGTGGCCGGGCGAGGAGGCGCCGAGCGAGGCGACGGGCCTCCTGGCCGGCTACCCGCTCCCGTACCTCCGCGAGCTCCGGGCGGAGCTCGTCGGCGGCGGCAAGGCCCGCGACTGGTACGCGCAGTACCAGCAGGAGCCGGCCGCGGAGACCGGGACCTACATCCAGCGCGAGTGGTTCCGGCGGACCTACGACCCGGACCACGCGCACGACGACCGCTGCCCGGTGCCCTGCCGCCAGGAGCATGAGCACACCGAGGCCTGCCCCGGCCCGTGCCCCGCGGGGCCGCCCGACGACCTGCACGTGTACATGGCCAGCGACATCGCGGTGACCGACCCGGACAAGGACGTGGGCGGGGTGAACCGCGACCCGGACTGGACCGAGCACGCGGTCTACGGGTTCGGCTCGGACCGCCTGCTGTACGTGCTCAACTGGTGGAGCGGGCGCACGGAGTCCGACCGGTGGGTCGAGGCCCTGCTCGACGCCTTCGAGCGGTACAGGCCGCTGTGCTGGTTCACGACCAAGGGCGTCATCCAGCGCGCGGTGAACCCGATCCTCAAGCGCCGCATGCGGGAGCGCGGGACGTTCTGCCGGGTCGAGTACCTGCCGGACGACAAGGACAAGGCTGTCAAGGGCCGCAGCTTCCAGGCCTTCGCCTCCGCGGGCCGGGTGGTGTTCCCGTCCCGGCGCGGCTGGGCGCAGCAGGTCATCGACCAGTGCGTCGCGTTCCCCGGGGCGCGGCACGACGACAAGTTTGACAACGTCAGCAACATGTGCCGGGCCATCGACCTGGCGCACCCGGCCATCGCGCGCCGCGCCGCGCCACCGCCCAAGCGCACGACCACCTGGCGGGACGTCGACGGTCGCCCCGCGCTCGGCGGCCGGTGGCGGGCCGCATGACCGCGCGCCCCCGCAGGCGCCCGCTCCGCCTGCGCACGGTGCAGGAGGACCGGCGCGAGGAGATCGTCGTGGAGCTCGTCGCGCTCATCAAGCGGGTCGAGGCCGGCGAGTTCCGCTCGCTGGTGCTGTTCGCGGAGGGCGTGCCGAACACGAACGACTACGTGCGCTGGGTCGGCGGCCCGTCGCGCTTCCACCACGTCATCGGCGGGCTCGAGGTCATGAAGACCCACGTGCTCGACCAGCAGAGGGGGCGCTGACCATGGCCTACCGCGAGAAGACCGAGGCCGAGACGCTGGCGATGCTCATCCGCTGGTTCCGGGACTGGGACGAGGCCACGGCCTCGCACCGCCTCCGCGCCGCGCGCGACCGCGACTACTACGACGGCCTGCAGTGGACGGCCAAGGACATCCGGACCCTCGAGGACCAGCAGCGCCCGGTCATCACGCGCAACCGCATCGGGCCGAAGGTCAACTACGTGCTGGGCACCGAGGCCTCGGCCCGGGTGGACCCCGTCGCGTACCCCCGCACGCGGTTCCACGACGAGGACGCGGAGGTCGTGACCGACGCCCTGCGCTACCTCGACGACAAGAACGAGTTCGAGGAGCTCTGCAGCGACGTGGCCGAGGAGCTCTTCGTCGACGGCTGGGGCGGGTCGATCGTGGGCGTCGAGCCCGAGGTCGACGGGCGCGGGGTCCTGACCGGCTACGACCTGACCGAGGTCCAGGTGCCGTCCGACCAGCTCTGGTGGGACCCGCACGCGAAGCGCTGGGACTTCCGCGACGCGCTGTACACCGGCATCCACCAGTGGTGGGACTACGACCTGGCGTGCGTCGACCCGCGCTACGCGGACGCGGAGCACGCGCTCGGCGGCGCGGTCAACGCGGACCTGATCACGGAGCAGGGGACCCTGATCCAGGACAAGCCGACGCGGTGGTTCGATTCGTCGCGCCAACGCCTCCTGGTCGTCGAGTGCTACTACAAGGCCTTCGACCCCGAGAACGAGCGGGTCGAGTGGTTCGGCGCGCACCTCACGGGCCTCGGCTTCCTCATCAAGCCGTTCCGCTGCCCGCTCGTCGACGAGAGGGGGCGGACCTGGAACCCGATGTCGCTGGTCAGCGCCTACGTGCGCAAGCAGGAGAACGAGCGCTACGGGCTCGTGCGCAACTTCATCTCGCCGCAGGACGAGCTCAACCACCGCTCGAGCAAGGCCCTGCACCTCATCAACGTGCGCCAGACCGCGGGCGAGGACTCGGCCGTGGTCGACGTCGACGAGATGAAGGACGAGCTGGCCAAGCCCGACGGGCACGTGCGCCTGCAGGAGGGCGCGCTCGAGCTGCGCAGGTGGATGGTGCTCCCGACCGGCGACATGGCCCAGGGCAACGTCGACCTGATGCGCGAGGCCGCGAGCGAGATCAACCAGCAGGGGCCGCACATGTCCCTGATGGAGTCCTCGGCCGAGAACAAGATGTCCGGGCGCGCGATCCTGGCGCGGCAGGAGATGGGCTCGATGGAGCTCAAGCCCGTCTTCGACCACATGCGCCGCTGGAAGAAGACCAGCTACCGGCGCCGGTGGTGGCTCATGAAGCAGTACTGCACCTACGAGATGTGGCTGCGGCTGCGTGACGACACGAAGGGCTACAAGTTCGTGGCCCTCAACCGGCGCACGACCAAGGGCGAGCGCCTGCAGGAGCTCGTCGGCCGCGAGGTCGAGCTCGAGGACGCGGTCCTGCACTGCTTCGGCCCGCTCGACGGCCCGCGGCTGCTCCAGCAGGCCCAGGGCCAGGTGCAGCAGTTCCTCCAGCAGCGGGCGGGCCAGCAGCAGCAGGCCGCGGGCTTCGCCCGGCAGAACGGCCAGCCCCCGCCGCAGGCGCCCCCGCCGACCCCGGCGCAGCTCGCCCAGGCGGCGGCGCAGCTCATCGCGCAGGACCCCGCGGCCCGGGGCGAGTTCGTCGCGAACGACGTGGCGCAGCTCGACGCGGACATCGTGATCAACACGACCACCCAGTCCGCGCTCGTGGAGCACGAGCAGTTCGAGACCCTGTCGGCCTTCCTCGAGAAGCACCCGGTCATGCAGCAGAAGCCCAAGCTCCTGGAGCTCCTGGTGCGCGCGGGCAACTTCCGCGACAAGAAGGAGATCATCGCCGCCCTGAACCAGGGCCCGACGCCCGAGGAGGCGCAGCGGCAGCAGCAGGTCCAGGCGCTGCAGCTCGCGCTCCAGCAAGCCACGGTGGGGAAGACGCAGGCCGAGGGCCAGCTCGCCGGGGCGCGGGCGCGGACCGAGGCGCTCGAGGCGCAGCTCGCCCCGCAGCGCGCGCAGCTCGAGCTCGCGACGGCGCAGGGGACCGCGGCGAAGACCCAGGCCGACGCGGAGCTGTCCCGGTCCCGGGCGGCGTCGCTCGCGGCGGCGGCCGCGGCCGCCCCCGGGGCGGCGGGGGTGGTGTGGGCGCGCGCGGCCGCGGAGGCGCGGCGCGAGGTTGCCGAGGCCGTCCACCTCGAGGCGCAGGCGCGCCTCCTGCTGGCGCAGGCGGCGACCGAGCAGGCCGAGGCGGCGCGGGGGGGCTTACAGAGCGCCGCCGACGTCCTACTTTCGAAGGCAGAGGCGGTGAGGGCCCTCGCCAGCGCTCGCCTCAGCACGGCTCAAGCGGATCTGACCGATGCCAAGCGGCAGGTCGTCCCGCACGAGGCCCACCTCAAGATCGCGCAGACGGCCAAGACCGTCGCGGAAGCCGCGGCCCCCACGAAGCAGGGGCCCGAGGGAGCCCCATGAGCCGTCGGTCGTCTGTCCTCCTCGCGTTCGCCATGACCCTGGCGCCGGCCGTCGCCCCCGCGGCGCAGCCGACCCAGGCCTCGCAGGCCTACCGCAACGCCTCGCCCGAGGCGCCCTTCCCGGGCCGCTCGGACGGGCTGTACTTCGGGAACACCTACGAGGAGCCGTGGATCTTCAACGGCAACAGCCGGTCGGTGACCAACCCCGGCGGCTCGCCCGCCTTCTACATGGACTTCACGACCCAAGGCGACGGCAAGGAGCTGTCGTGCCTCTCGTTCGAGGGCATCGCCTACGTCACCACGACCCTCCTGCGCAACGACTGCAACACGTCCTACGGCTTCCGGTTCACGGTCCAGAACCTCGGGACCCAGACCGTCGGCCCGGACATGGACGCCGCGTCGCTCGACATCAGCGGCACCCAGACCGACGACATCGGGATGGAGCTGACGACCGGCACCTACGCCGCGACCGGCCGACCGTTCGCCGTCGGGCGCGACGGCGCGTTCTTCACCTGCGCGACCATCGCCGTCGAGGACGTGAGCGGCACCGACGACTTCCACGTCGGCTTCCGCGCCCTGCAGGTCCCGACCGCCACCTTCGCGAACTACACCGACTACGCCGTCGCCGGCTGGAACGGCAGCGCCTCGCCCCAGCTCGTCGAGATCGAGCAGGACGTCGCGACGTCCGAGACCATCTACGACATGGCGGCCACCGCCGCGGACACCGAGACCCACACCTACTGCGTGTACGTCGGCGCGACCGGCGCGGTGACCGCCACCTTCGACGCGAACGCCGCCGTGACCGGCGGCACCTTCGCGGACGGCCAGCTCATCGTGCCCTGGATCTACATGATCAACACCACGGACATCGTCGGCGAGGTCGACCTGACCTACTGGTACGCCGGCTTCCAGAACACCTTGAAGACCGGGTCCGAGGGCACCGCGGGCCGTCACTAGGCCGCGCGGGGCGACCCCCACCCCCGACCCCGGAGCATCCCGCATGCAGCGCCTCGTCACGTGCCTCGTCCTCCTGCTCGCCGCGTCGCCGGCCCTCGCCGCCGCGCCGGGCATGAACTACCTCTGCCCTGCCGGCAACAACGCCTGCGGGAACCCGAACGGGGACGGGCTCTACCTCGACATCACCCCAGCCAACACCCACGACCTCTACTGGATGAAGCAGGGGGTGGAGTGGCTGTCGGCGGTGGCGTCGGGAGCGACCCTGACCCTGTCCTCGGTCACCGGGACCGCGATCTCGTTCGGCGCGGAGAACCTGAGCACCACGGGCACGCTCGCCAGCGGTGCGCTGACCGTGACCGGGGCCGAGACCGTCTCGGGCAAGCTCACCCTGAACGGCATGACCGACAAGGCCCCGTTCAGCTTCACGTTCAACGGCGGAGGCGCAACCAAGGGCCTGGACATGCTGACGCCGCTCAACGCGGCCTACAGCGGGTCCACCGGCGCCTACAACATCGCCTACGTGAGCGCGGGGACGGCGGCCGGCAACGGTGGCTCGTTCGCCTTCGCCATCCTCGGCGCTGGTCAGACCCTGGCGCCGGCGATCAGCGCGGCCGGGCTCGACTTGACCGGTGACCAGACCGACAACGAGGGCTTCGACCTCGTCTTCGGCCAGATGGGCACCTCGGGCCGCATCATGTACCCGGGCGTCGACGCGGCCTTCAAATTCTGCGCGACCATCAACGTCACGGACGTGTCGGACACCGACGAGCTGTTCGTCGGGTACCGCCGGCCGGAGACCGTCAACGCCACCGACGCCAACTACGACACGTACGCCCAGATCGGCATCATCGCCTCGGCGGCCACCGCGGCCATCCAGCTCAACACTGAGGACGACGCGGGCGGCGCGACCACCACCGACACCACCGATACCTGGGCCGATACCGCGACCAAGGCGCTGTGCGTGCTCGTCTCCGGCGCCGGCGCCGTGACCTACACCATCAACGGCGCCGCCCCGACCGCCACGGCGGCCTTCAGCTTCGACACCGGCGAGGGCGTGATCCCGACCATCCGGTTCCTGCACGCCGGCTCGGCCGACTGCGTGCCGGTCGTGACCACCTGCGCCCAGAGCTACCAGTAGCATCACCCAACCGCCGCCGGTGCGCCGGGGCGACACCCATCGGAGAGAACCATGGCTGAAGCGACGACCGAGACCCTGGCCAACGAGGCCGGCGCCACCACGACCGAGCTGGAGACCGCCGCGCCCCGCGAGCCCACCGCCGCCGAGCGGCGCGTCGCCGAGCTCGAGGCCGACCTCAAGGACGAGCGGCGCCGGGCCCGGGACCAGGACGAGCGCCTCGCGCGCCTCGAGGGCCGGCTCGACGAGCGGGCGCGCCCCGCCCCCACCGCGGGGACGCCGGTCGACGACGCCGCCGAGGACGCGCGGTTCTTCGAGAGCCCCCACCGCCGGGTGCGCGCGACCGCCGAGCAGGTCGCCGACGCGCGGTTCGACGCCCGCGAGGACGCGGCCTTCCGCGCCCGCTGCGAGGTGTCGGCGCAGGACCAGATCGAGGAGCTCGGGGAGGAGGGCTGGCGCGAGGTCGAGCGCGACTTCGCCGCCCTCGTGGGGCGCGAGCCGCGCCTCGGCGCGCTGCTGCGCGCGGCCCCGGACCCCGCGCGCTTCGCGCGCAAGCAGATCGAGAAGCGCAAGGTTTCCGGT